CGATTTTTTAGCGAGCCGTTCCACCGCCATGTCCCTCCGCGGTTTAGTTTCACCGCAAAACGAATCGCGCAGTCATGACTAAGGCTAAAAAGGCTCAAAAAAGCCATTTGAAGGCTGTTACAGGCTCGAATCGGGTTGAATCGGGAATTTATCCAGCCACAGGCTCACTTATAGGCTCAACGACGCCTAGAATCGCGTCAAAGCCATCAGAATTGCCATCAAAAGGCACAGAGATGATCGAATTTGCCCGCAGCATCGGAATGAAGCTGATGCCGTGGCAAGAATGGCTGGCAATGGAGAGCCATCGCGTCAAGCCCGATGGTAGGTGGTTGAACTCTCAGATTTGCGTCGTGGTTGCACGCCAATCAGGAAAGACGACATTTCAGATCATGCGGGCTTTGACGGGTTTGTTTGTGTGGAACGAGCCACTACAAATCGGCACGGCTCACCGCCTGACGACATCGCTTGAGACTTTCCGCCACATGGTTTCCATTATCGAAGCCAATGCCGTGTTGAGCTCGCAGGTCAAACGAATCAGGTGGGCACACGGATCAGAGGAAATCGAGCTGCTCAACGGCAATCGCTACATGGTAAAAGCGGGCGGTGCAGCTGCGCGCGGAATTTCAAGACCCGAAACGATTTTCCTTGATGAGCTGCGCGAAATGAAAGACTTGGACAGCTTTGCCAGCTTGCGTTATACGGCTATGGCGTCAAAAAATCCGATGGTGATTGGGCTATCAAATGCAGGCGATCAGCATTCAGTCGTTTTGAATCAGCTGCGCGAGCGTGGTTTGGCAGCTGCCAGCGGCGCAGCCGATGACATCGGTTACTTTGAATGGTCTGCGGCAACCGACGACATCAATGATCCTGAAAATTGGAAGGCTGCAAATCCCGCGCTCGGATACACGGTGCATGAAGATAATATCCGCGCCGTTTTGAATGATCCGCCCGATGTTGTGCGCACCGAAGTGTTGTGCAGGTGGGTTGCGACGATTTCCAGCGCGATCCCGCAAGATGCGTGGAATGAATGCGGCGAAGATGATCTGCAACTTGATCCGCTCGCGCCGACTTGGCTTGGGCTTGATTTCTCGCCTGATCGCAGATCGGCAGCTCTTGTCGGAGCTCAGAAAATGTCTGAGGATCGCTTTCAGGTGCGCTTGTTGCACACTTGGACAAACCCGATCGCACTCGATGATCGAGCTGTGGCAAATGATGTCGCGACCTATGCTCGAAAATATGCGACCGAAACCGTGGCGTTTAGCAGGCGCACAGCTGCGGCATCAGCGATGCGTTTGCAGCCTGCGGGCATATCGATCACGGACATCGATGGCGCAATCTACGCGCAAGCGTGTGACGAGCTCTTGGGCGCAATCACATCGCGCAGGTTGCGTCACGCCAATCAACCTGAATTGACATCGCAGGTTTTGTCAGCTGCTCGACTTAGAATGGGCGACACAGGCTGGGTAATCGGCAGGCGTGCGTCACAAAGCACGGTCACAGCTTGCGTCGCCGCAGCCCTTGTCAGTCATTTTGCGACACGCCCATCGACAGAGATTGACATTCTGGTTGGTTAGTGTTTAGCAGCGCGGGAGAATTCGCGCATGGCAATTCGTGATTGGTTAGTCGGCGCGCCGACACTTGGCGCGGTTAAACCTGAAACCGCTGTCGATGTTGCAGCTGCGCTTGCACCGCTTAACACGATGAACAGTTTGTCAAGCTATTTGCTCACACCTGCAACCGCAACGCGCGATGAAGCAATGGCAGTTCCCACAATTGCACGCGCTCGAAATATTATCTGCGCATCAATTGCATCGATTCCGCTGCATGTTATCGACGATTCGACAGGGCAAGAAATCTATCCGCCAAAAATTATCAATCAGCCTGATCGCCGCGTCACAGGATATTCGGCTTATAGCTTTATCGTTGAGGATTTGCTTTTCTACGGCGTCGCATATTTGCAGATCGTGGAACTTTATGCAGACACGGGTCGCATTCGCGACACTCAAAGAATTTCGCCTGATCGCGTGCAGATCATTACAAATGCAATGGGCACAGAGATCACGGGTTATCGCGTCGATGGAATGGCTGTTCCGACACAAGGCGTCGGATCGCTTGCCGTATTTAATGGCATCGATGAAGGATTATTAAATCGTGCTGGAAGAACAATCAAAGCCGCATTCGCGCTCGAAAAGGCTGCCACCATATACGCACAAGAGCCTTATCCGACGATGGTTTTGAAATCTTCTGGCACCGCGCTTCCCGCAGATCGCATTCGCGCGCTTTTGGATAGCTGGAAAACATCGCGTGCAACGCGAAGCACAGCATTCTTGAACGCCGACATTGAATTGCAATCGGTGGGCTATGATCCAAAATCTTTGCAGCTTAATGAAGCTCGCGAGCAAGTGGCGACAGAGCTTTGTCGCGCAATTGGTCTGCCTGCATATTACGCAGATGCAAATAGCGGATCATCAATGACATATTCAAACGCGACATTGGCACGCCAATCGCTTTTTGACTTTTCGTTGCGCAATTTTGCACGCGCAATCGAAACGCGGTTATCAATGCCCGATTACACGCCAGCGGGTCAAACCGTGCGTTACGACTTAGACGATTACTTACGCGGATCAGCGAAAGAGCGCGCCGAAGTCTATGAAATACTCAATCGAATTGGCGCAATGTCAATCGATGAAATTCGAGAGGAAGAAGATTTAATCCGATGAAGCTATCGATTCCAATTTCGCTAACGGCTGCCGATTCTGAACGCCGCATAATTTCCGGTCGCATTGTCACTTGGAATGAAGAAGGCAACACAAGCGCAGGGCGCACGATGTTCAAAGCTGGATCAATTGCGCCAAAGAATGTAAAACTTTTACTTGAGCACGACAGAACAAGACCGATCGGGCGCGTTATCGAGATGACCGAAATTAGCGAAAACGGCAAACCGATTGGCATCGATGCAAAATTTAAAATCGCAAACACGACAGCGGGATCAGACGCACTTGAAGAAGCGCAGACACAATTGCGCGATGGTTTCAGCGTCGGCATTTCTGTTGATGCATGGGATAACAAAGACGGCGTGCTCGTTGTGTCAGCTGGCAAGCTTGATGAAGTCAGCTTGGTCGCTGAACCCGCCATCGATAGTGCAAGGGTCAGCGATGTCGCCGCGTCATACGATGACGACAAAAAGAAAGACGATGAAGAAGATTCCGAATCGATCGATTCTGGAAAACCCGAAGAAAAAGGAGACGAAGTGGAAAACACCGTCACAGAGCAGGCAGCACCCGCCGAAACGGTGGAAGCTGCTCAATCTCTCAACGCGGCTGCAAGTCAGCCGAAGTTTTACACAGCTCCACGGATTGAACTCACAAAGATCAAGTATCTTGAAAACACAATCCGTGCAGCAATGGGCGATGAAGATGCGAAGCTTTATGTCAAAGCCGCAGATGACGCCACAAACAATCCAGCAATGTTCCCAACCCGTCAATTGACAGAGGTTTGGAATCCGCTTGGAACAAATGTCAGAGGTTGCATCGATGCCCTATCACGCGGAACTTTGCCTGATGCGGGTCTTACCTTTGAAATCCCGAAGATCACACAGCTTCCATCAGTAACCGAAGAAGCCGAAGGTGGCGCAGTTGCAGATGTCAATGTCAATAGCGAGTTTATTTCTGTGAGTGTCAAAAAGTTCAGCGGCTCTCAGACATTTTCTGTGGAGCTCCTAGACCGCAGCTCGCCCGTCTTTCTGAACGAGTTGCTTTTAACCATGGAGCAAGCGTATTCAAAGGCGACAACCGAATATGCAAACGATGTTTTGGTTGCGAATGGCGCACTCAATGGCACAGCTCGCGCAAATGACAAAGATGGTTTGCTTGCTTATGTTGCAAGCGGAGCAGCTGCCGTTTATTCGGCAACTAAGGGATTTGCTCGATCACTTGTTGTTGCACCTGATCAATGGGCAAACATCATGGGCTATTCCGACAACGGTCGCCCAATTTACAATGCTGTTGCGCCACAGAATGCGGGCGGCAATGTCACACCGACATCACTTGTCGGCAATGTTGCTGGTCTAAATCTTTATGTCGATGCTTACAAGACAGGATCAGGCGACAACTCAATGTTCGTCATCAATCCTGATGCCTACACATGGTATGAAAGCCCACGCGCCACTTTGCGTTCAAATGTGATCGCAAATGGTCAGGTGAGCGTGCTTTACTATGGATTCGGAGCACTTGCCGTCAAGACAGGCGCGGGCTGCAACCGTTTCAATTTCACCTAAGCCGACAAACTAATCATCGATCAGTTGCGCTCCCGTAGCTGATCGAGCAGAATCGAAAGGAACGCTCATGCCAAACATTGTCAGCGCACAAGAATTGCGCAATGTGCTTGGCGTGAGCGTTTCGCTTTATCCTGACAGCTATCTTGATGACATCATTAACACCGCCGAATCGGTCGTGCTTCCAATGCTTGTTGCACATTCATCAGCTGTTGCGCAGTATGAAATCGAAAAAAATGTGCTTTATGTTTATACGGTCAGACCGCACCGATTTGTGACCGGACAGAGCGTGCAGATCAACAATGTCGCCGCTGCAATTGATGGCACTTATACCGTGACCGCGGATTACACAAATTCACCTTATGTTTTTACAGCTGCGAAAGTCACAGCCGATGTGACGCTGCGCGCCGTCATTCCAAACGGATCAGCGACGCTTGTCGGGAAATCCGCATCAGATATTTATGCAAACAATGACGCCGTTGAAAATGCGATCATTATGACAAGCTCAGAAATCTTCCAAGCCAAAACAGCCGCGGGCAATTCGATCGACGGCGTAGATTTTCAGGTGTCGCCGTGGAGAATGTCTCGGCAGCTTCTCGCAAGGGTGTCAGCATTGCTCGCGCCGTTTGCCGATGTTGAAACGATGGCTCAATAATGCCAGCATCATCGATCCAAACAAGCATTCGCGACTCGCTGCAAAGCGCGCTTTCAAGCGTTGCGGCAAATGTGTATGACAGCGTGCCCGAAGCTGTGATCCCGCCATTTTGCGCTTTAGTGCCCAATGATCCTTATTTGCAGCCGAATTTGATTGGACAATCAACAATCAAATTGCAAATTAATCTTAAGATCACGGCAGCTGTGGCATATATGTCAAACAGCGCATCGCTTGACAATTTAGAAAAACTTATCATTAGCATTCTGGCGGTTATTCCGTCAGGTTACATCGTCGGCGACATTTCCGTGCCGTCGATCGTTTCGGTCGGATCGTCAAACCTGCTTTCGGCAGATATACCCGTTTCCACCTATTACACTCAGACAAACTAGGAGCAAACATGGCAAACATCATCACGGGGCGCGATGTGTCTTTCACGATCGGTGG